CTCCAATTCTTCTGAATATGATGAACAGATTTTCCACATGGAAGATTTCAAAGCCTTCCTACGTCGCTTCGACCTCAACTGTCTCATCACTATTCCTTCTGATGACCTCCGAGAAAAAGACCCAACTTCCGGAAACATTCGCTTCAAAGACAAGAAAATGAACCCTTACCACTGGACATTTACCTTGTACGATGTTTTCGATGCTAAGAAACCTCGCTCTGAACCCCTCAACTACCCACAAATGCTCGCTTTGATGTATGGTAAAATGACTGACATTGCAGACACCGCTTCTGTGCTCTCCCAGCAAATCCAATTAGGAGCCTCAGAACTTTCGTTTGAATCATTTAACAATACAGAAATCATGGCCCAAATGCGAAAGGCCACCATTACAATTACACCACCAGTCCAGTCTGCTGCAACGTCCGAGAAGACTACTAATGTCGTAGGCCCACTCAAAGGAAAAGAATTCCTTGATGCGGCCGGTGTACACGTAACTGACCAGAACTTAATCACAGTTCACCCAAAGTCTTGCATTGATGCCCTCAAACTTGTCACAGCCCACCACGCCGCTGTGAAAGAAGCTAAACCACCTAAGCCAGAATCCCAATTTCTCACTTTCACTAAAGAAACTCGTGCCTCCTTCAAGAATTTCTGGAACAAATGGTTTGGTTCCTCTGACCCAGTTGATACCTCCAAAGGTGTCTCTATTACTCTCACACAAAAAGCCTCCACTAAGCAAATTGTTGCTGGAGTGCTCGCCTCCGTAATCGGTGCCGTCACCATTATGGGAGCCGCTTTTGCCACCTACCGAATGCTCTCAAAGCAAAACAAAGAACCTGAAGCCCAATACAATGGTTCTGGAGATGATTACACTAAGAAACACAAACCTCGCCGTGTTGTCTTTGGAAAGAATAACTTTAGTAATCTCCAACCTGTAACAACAGTTGCCCAAGCCTTTGATGACCAAGCTGAACGCATCCAAACTATTATGTTTAGCCACTTAGGTTTTATCGACTTTGTTACTGTTGATGCAAAAGCCTCAAACCGTGTCAACCTTCTATTCATCCAAGATAGATTTGCCCTCACCACTGCTCACCCCTTTTCATTTATGCCTGCTGGCTGCAAATTCTACCGTGTTGTCTACAATGGTACCACTTACTACTTTGACATTAAAGATGTTTGTGTATCTGGCCAAGATGATAAGGATGTTGCCATCCTCCAATTTCCTGAGAAAGATATTAAAGGAGTGTACTTTAGCCCTGTTTCTGACATTACTCACCACTTTATGTCTGAACAAGAGTATGACTCTGATCTCTCTCAATCCACCCTGTGCGTACTTCGTGGTGCCACAGCTGCTGAACCCCAACAAATCCGAATCACTGGAAAAGTTCGTGTTAAGAAGAATGAACAATATTCTTACTCACTTGACGGTGGTTCTACTATGATCGAAGTTTCCGAACACTTCGACTTTAATCATGGAACACGCCAAGGTGACTGTGGTGGAGTTTACATTGTAAATAATCCACAAGTCCCTCACAAACTCCTCGGCATTCATGTCGCTGGAGGTGACCACCAAGGCATTGGTGTCATGATTACATTTGAAGAACTCCAAGCTCTAAAGTTCCTCAAAGTCAAACCACGTACTAGAGCCCAAATGGGACAACAAATCCAATTAGGTGAATTCCAACCTATTGTTCGACTAGTTGAACCAAATCAAGCTGTGTATCAGCCATCCAAAACCGAGATCCGCCCATCACTCATCCACGATATGGTGACCAAATCTACCACTGCCCCATGTCACCTCAGACCTTTCAAAGTATTCGAAGATGGAGAAATGAAACAGATCTCCCCACTCCAAAATGCTGTACTCAAAAGCAACCGACCAGATGTTCACCATCCTAACAAGAAACGTCTTCGCGAATCTACTCTCGCCTGTATTGAAGACACCAAAATCACTTTCCCTTATCGTGAACTAACCTGGGATGAAGCCCTAAATGGTGTACCAACCTGGAAATATCTTGCTCCTATTCACATGGACACTTCCGTTGGCTACATCTCTGAAGAAATGTGCAAAAAGTACAACATTCCATTCCCAGAAAAGAACCTTCAAAAAGGTAAGCATGCCTTTATCGATACCCTCGAAAATGGCCGCCTCAAATGCAAACCTGAATTCCAAGCTATGCTTGAAGACCTCTACCAACAACTTGATCATGGTCCTTATGAAGCAATTTTTAAAGACCTCCTTAAGGATGAACGTAAACCTAAGGAAAAAGTTGACAAAGGTAAAACTCGCCTCTTTTCTGGATGCCCCCTTCACCACCTCATCATCCTACGAAAACTCCTTGGTTGGACTACCGAAAACCATGGACGCGATCACATTGAAGGATCCATCTCTATTGGACTCAATGTACACTCTTCTGAATGGGGTGCCCTCAAACGCGACCTGCTTATGGGACTCAGTGAAGAAATGCTCGCCTTCCTCTGCGGTGACTTCTCTTCCTTTGATGCTACTCTCGAAGATGACCTACTTGAAGAACAACGCCAATATGTCATCGGAGTCCTCAAACGCGCAGGATGCCCACAATCCCTTCTCACCAAGATTTACAACCTTCTCCTTGTTTCTGAACGAGCTCTACATATCATTATGAACATTATTTACAAGCTCGAAAAGAACAACCCATCTGGCTGTGGAAAAACCACCGAACGCAATGGCGTAAGTGGAAAAATTTCCATGGTCGATACTCTTGCTGAGATCACCAACCTGCCCCCTCGTGCTGTTGTCAAACAAACGAAAATGAAATTCACTGGAGATGACCACATTGTCTCCCTTCTCAAAACATACCCTTTCAATCTCATCACTATGAAGAAAGTTGCTATTGTTTACAAACGCAACTTTGGTATGGAATACACTGACTTCCGTAAAAACGAAATTACTGACAACACACCTCTTTTCACTCTTAGAGAAGTCCGCTATCTCAAACGCGCATTTGAAGATTGGGACTCCTCATTCACTGATGCACCACTTGAAGAATCAGTTTGTCACGAAATGTGCAACTGGATCCGAAAGTCCCCACTTGGTGAACAACAAGCCACACGCTTAGTCGTTGAAGCTGCTATGCGCGAAATGACCCATCGAGACCAAGACACTTTTCAAAAGTTCTGTGATCTCTACAACGACGCCCTCAATCGAGCTGGCCTTGACCCAGTCTTCGTAGACTACGAAGCCACTCGCCGTGAATACAAGAAAGAGGAAGAACCACAAATCCTCGATTTTGAAACTCAACGCATCCTAGGAATAGGAAACATCGATGAAATTGCTGACGAACGTTACTACATCCCTGAATCCGAAATCCACGCCCAAATGGGTGCTTCTGTTGAAATCATTCCACTTGACCAAATGCCAATCCTTGATGTCAATGATCCGTGTAGTGGCCGACAAAATGCCAATGAGTGCCCTGATAAGCACGTATTTCGCTATCATTTTGATGCTGCAGCCCTTCGCCGACCTCGCAGTTTTCATCCATGCTATGGACACATGGCATCTAACT